ACGTATTTCAGAATGAGGATGACCAAAATCAATTAATCTGTACATATAATGTGGAGTATGATGAAGACGCTATACAAGATGTTCCAGACACGATATCTCTACATAGAAAAAAGAATTCAAACACACTTTACACGATTAACGCTTTAAACGATTTAATTCGTGAGTTAAATGGTGGTAAGTTAGACAAGTCATTTCCAATAGAATGGAATAATTACAGAAACTGCTTATTACTTACAAACGAAACTGGTTTGAATAAGATACCAACAAGAATATATTCAATAGTAGATATAAATACTTGGGAAAAGTAAGCAAAAATAATAACTTTTAGAGAGTATATATTATACTTATAAATGAATCAGTTATACTGATTAACAATTAAAAACTTAACAATTAACTAATGAGGAATAAACAATGGATTTAAACGCAATCAAAAACCGTCTTAATCAACTTCAGACAACATCAAACAGAACATCAAACTTATGGAAACCATCACCTGGTTCACAAGTAGTTAGGATAGTTCCTTACAAATTCAACAAAGACAATCCTTTTATTGAGTTGTACTTTCACTATGATTTAGGTGGAAAGAATTATCTTTCACCAATGTCATTTGGAAGACCAGACCCAATCGAAGAGTTTGCTCAGAAATTGAAAGCAACTGGTTCAAAAGAAGATTATCGTCTTGGTAGAAAAGTAGAAGCCAAAATGAGAACTTACGCACCAGTGGTTGTTCGTGGAGAAGAAAATCAAGGTGTTAAATTTTGGGGATTCGGTAAAACAGTTTATCAAGAACTATTATCAATAATCGCTGACCCAGACTATGGTGATATCACAGACCCAGTTAGTGGACGTGATGTTGTTGTAGAATTCAAAACAGCCGAAGAGACGGGTAAATCCTTTCCATCAACAAACATTAGGGTAAAACCTAATCAAACTCCAATTACAGAAGATGCGTCTACAATGGAAACCATCAAAGACACTCAGAAAAACATTACTGAGATTTATCAAGAACAATCTTATGATGAATTAACAAGTGCTCTAAATGAGTATTTAAATGGTTCGTCAGAAGAGGGTGAAGAATCTTCAGAATCAGAAAGTAATGAGAACACAAAGACCTTTGATGCAAAAGAAACCTCAGATGCATTTGATGACTTATTCAATAGCTAAATGAAAAAACCGTGGGTGGTTATCTCACGACAATCACCCACATTTAATTGGAGAAAAATATGTCTACAAGAGACGAATTAGCTGGTGTCTTAGCTGACACCTTAAATAAACAATTCAAGGATATGAAAGTTGCATATTTCTTGGATGGTACAGACTCAACACCAACAGACATAAAAGAATTTGTGTCTACTGGTTCTACAATGTTAGATTTAGCAATATCAAACAAACCAAATGGTGGTATTGCAGTTGGTAGAATTACAGAACTAAATGGACTTGAGAGTAGTGGTAAATCACTACTTGGAGCTCATATGTTAGCAGAGACACAAAAGAAAGGTGGTGTTGCAGTTTACATCGATACCGAGACAGCAGTTAGTACAGAGTTTCTATCGGCGATTGGGGTTGATGTAGACAATATGTTGTATCTACACTTGGAAACTGTAGAAGACATTTTTGCAGCTATTGAAGAGATAACTGCAAAAGTTCGTGAATCAGACCGAGATAGATTGGTTACAATCTTAGTTGATTCTCTTGCAGCCGCATCAACGAAAGTTGAGATGGAAGCCGACTTTGATAAAGACGGATGGGCTACATCAAAAGCTATCGTGATATCAAAAGCAATGAGAAAGATTACTCAAATGATTGGTAGACAAAAAATCGCACTTGTATTTACCAACCAACTCAGACAAAAACTTGGAGTTATGTTTGGAGACCCTTGGACTACAAGTGGTGGTAAAGCTCTACCATTTCACGCTTCAACTCGAATCAGATTAAAAAATCTAGGTCAAATCAAAAAAGGTAATGACATCATTGGTATGAAGATTAGAGCTCAAGTCATAAAAAATAGACTAGGGCCACCTATGAGACATGCTGATTTTGAACTTTACTTTGAAACTGGTATTGATGATTTTGGAAGCTGGTTAAAGGTTATGAAAGAACATAAACTTGTTAAACAAGGTGGTTCTTGGTACACAATGGAAAACCATAAAGGTGAAGAACTAAAGTTTCAGTCTAAAGATTGGAATGAACAATTAGAAGATGAAGAATTTAAGGAACATTGTTATAATATGATTTGTGATAAAATTATCCTTAAATACGAGAAGAACTTTGGTATCGATGACATTGTAGTAGAAGAGGAAGTAAGTGAGTAATAAAAAGTATCTATCTATTCTTGATGAAATAAAGAATAAAGGTGGTTCACTTGACGACGGAAAACCTGATGATAAAGTGCTAATTGTAGATGGACTAAATACTTTTCTAAGAGTATTTTCAGTTATACCAACTACTAACGATGATGGTATTCACGTTGGTGGAATAGTTGGTTTTCTACGAAGTTTAGGTCATACTATTGGTATGTTTAGTC